TATCAATCAAAAGAAATAATTCAAATACACCAAGAAGATAAAGAAAATATTACTAACGAAAAATTTTTTAATTTTTTACAGACCATTGATCTTTCACAATTAAAGTATATAAAATTTGGAGGTGGAGAACCGCTTATGTCGGACACACATTTCCAAATTTTACAATTAGTTCCAAATCCGCAAAACGTGCAGATACAATACACAAGTAACTTTTCAATCATGCCTAGTGAAAAGATTTTTTCCATATGGCAAAAGTTTAATCTTGTAAAATGGTGTGCCAGTATAGACGGAACAGATGACCAATTCGAAATACTTAGATGGCCCTATAAATGGGAAAAATTTTTAACATTCAAGAACCTTGCTCTTAAACTCTCACCGGTGAATGTAATGTTTGGAATAGAACACACATTAAATTCTCTAAATATTTTATATTATGATCGTATAGAAAAATGGTATGAAAACGAATTTTATCAAAATAGATTAGGTGACATCGTTGACTTTAATCTGCACGTGGCTCATGGTACGGTAGGCCTAGATAAAACACCGTTAGAACTAAGAGAAGAAGTATATAAAAAATACGGAAAAGAACACAAAATCTCGTTATTGTTACAACAAACACCTCTGTCTGAAAATAAACAAATGATCGAATTTTTGAATAAACTAGATAAAAGTAGAAATGTAGATTGGCGTAGAACTTTTGCTGAGGTAGAAAGGTTTTATGTATAATCTAATTTGTTTCCCACATTACACCTGCGGAGGGCTTTTAACCGATATTTTAAATGATTCTTGGTCCGGTATAAATCAATTTGGAGGCTTATCAAGTTTTGAGCATAATATAGGCAAAATTGGAGACAGTGATTCAATCTTTACGGATTTTACTCAAGAAGATTTTGATTCTATAATTATCAAAGCCAAAAGTCATCAAATACCTGCAGGCAAATGGTTAAGTACACACTGCCACCCGAAAAATGTGTCGGTTAAAAAATTTCCTAAAATCTTGTTAGTAACGACCACAACTTATAAAAGCAAAATATACAGATGGGGGAGAGCATATTATCATTATTACAAAAAAAGCGATCAAAGTGAACAACTTAATCAATTACAGAGTATTGATAAACACAGAGAGACAGCAAAAAATTATTTGACAGAATTTAATATTTTAACAAAAAAAAATATAAATTGTATAGAATTTAGTGAAATAGTTGAAGAAAAGCAGTGTTTTATCAACTTAGTTAATTCGTTAGGTGGAAAATACAATAAAAAACATCTAAAGAAATGGAAAAGTGAAAATAGGTTTTTATATGCTAAAGATTTTTGGAGTAGTTTTCCTGTACTTAGATACTACGAAGCTGAATACGAGGTCCGTATGAATAAATCTTACGTATACAAATAAATATCTAATAACGGAGTAGATTTTGCAAAAACGCACTCGCAGTATCCTTGACGAATTAGCTCATATGCCGGTTACCAAAGATCGAGAAAATCTTGTGGAAAGCCGTGCTGGACACGTAATACAAGGAGCGATAAATTTGATAAATTATATCAAAGAAAACTATGATGCTGAACAAGCAGCGGAATTAGAGCGTAGATTATTGAACAGCATTCGTGCTCAAGATCCTGCTAAATTTGCACGTGGCGTAAGGAGATTTCGCAGTGAAAATTAATGAAATAACCAACGAAGGTTTTGTAACCAGTTTTGCCAAAGAATTACTACCAGAACCACTTAAAAAAGTGGTTGATACCAAAGATCAAAAAGCCGAGCCCAGCGAAGAAGAATTAGCTAAAATGGCATATAAAAAATTTGGTTCAGCACCTGATCGAAAAGGTCAAGGATGGCAAGGATGGCTGCAATATGATCAAAGAGCAAACAAAGCCAAAGCAAAAAAAATAGCTCAAGCATTTGCTGATAAAGAAAGGGCTACAGGTGCAGGTTAATCTATTAGAAGGCGGCAATATTTTCAAAGCACCCAGCGGCGAAGCATTGACTCAGCGTATCAATCGCGAAGATGTACCAGCCACTATCAAATGGATAGAATCAGTGACTGGTATCAAGTTTCCTATGGATACCTGGTTGGGTACCACAGGTAGAAAATCATCTTCGGGCGATTTAGATCTAGCAGTAGATGAAACAAAAATCACTAAAGAACAGTTAATAAAATTGATACTGTCAAACGGTGTTGAAGCCAGTGATATAAAAAAATCAGGCGACAGTGTCCATATCAAAGCTCCAATTGGTGGCAATACCGACAACGGTTTTGTGCAAGCTGACCTAATGTTTGGTGATCCTGGTTGGCAAGCTTTTAGCATGATGGGAGCTCCGGAAGAAAGCAAATTGACTGGAATGAGTCGCCACGTTATTCTGGCTAGTATTGTGAGTGCATTACATCCAGGTTTGAAATGGAGTTATAAACACGGATTGGTTGATCGCGTGTCAAACACCACAGTACCAGATGGCAAATCAGCTAAAAAATTAAGTGACCTAACTGGCATTCCGGTTGCAAAATTGAACACAGCAGATGACATATTAGACGCAATAAGCAAACGTCCGAATTATGAACAACTAATTGCTGCTGCTAGAGAGACACTGGCCAAGAGCGATATTAAGTTGCCTGAAGCTGCACCTTTGCCAGGCACCGCTCTTTGGTTTAGAGAAACAGCAAACAAGATTGTATAATGCTATTAGAATTTATAACAACATTAACTGAAGGCATTAGAACACCGCATCCAGAAGACTTTATTCTTAATGGAAGCTCAGCTGCCTTGGACGCCATTGACGGAATGCTCTCTGCTATCAGTAATCCCAATCTAGTCAGCATCAAATGGGATGGTAGTCCGGCAATTATTTTTGGTCGCAGACCTGTTGACGGATTGTTTACCATGAATTACAAAGAGTACATTGGCATGCCTGGCGGCCAAGTTACATCTGCTCAACAGCTGGCTGATTTTTTTGTACAAAATCAAAAAAATGTTGATGTAGGACAAAAATTGGCAGCAATGTTTGACAGTGTTGCATCTATTGTGCCCAATAACTTTAAAGGATTTGTTCAAGGTGATGTAATGTGGACAAATACTGTTTCTGAAGAGCAAGGTTATTACGTATTCCAAGCCAATCCATACGGTGTTACTTACAAGGTAAAATCCAATAGTGCTGTTGGTAAAGAGATCAAAGGAAGACCGTTTGGACTGGCTGTACACACCTATGGAACTGATGTTGAACGAACAAGCAAGGGCACCGAATTACAAAACAAAACTTCATTGCAAGGCTTGGGCGGTCTAGGCGGCACCAATCAAAACATAACAGTGTTAACAGGCACCATGGGCACCAAGTTCAAGCTCAAAGAACCTGTACAGCAAACTCGAGCAGCCAGAGCAGCGGTACAAAATTTTGCTTCTTTGAACGGAGATGCTTTCTTGGGTAGCCTTACACAATCTACAGTATCAAAGCTGCAAACTTACTATAATAGAAAATACACAGGGCAAGCAGTTGATGCAAACTGGTTACAGAGTAATCTAACCAAACCACAATTTACACTAGTAGCAGCAGAAGAAAATCGTCCTGTAATGGAAGCCATGGATGCTGCATATGTAGCAATTTACAGTCTCAAATTGGCTATATTACAACAATTAGAACCTCAAGTGGGCGGTGTAGAGCAGTATGTGGGTAATGTACCCAAAGGTGAAGGTTTTGTTATTAACACTCCGAGCGGATTTATAAAGCTAGTAAATCGTGGAGTATTTTCTACTGCAAATGTACAAGGAAGATTGTAGTTTTTTCCAAACCTGCATAAATATCTTTATGCGTAATCACGCAAATGTTTAAGGAGAAACAAAAATGGCAATTGGAGTCCAAAGAGTAAGCGGCGATTCACAAGTCGTAACAAACGTCGGTGATAGCTACACCAAAAATGCAAATGCACAAATCATTAACACCGGTATCAACAGCCCAATCCAGGCTTACAAGATCACCACACTAGGTATCACTGCTAACCTAGCAAACGAACTAAAAGGTCCAAGCACAGCAGAAAAAGATGGAGCTGTTCACACATTGTTAAAGACCATCAGCTCAAATGCTACAGTTTTAGCATATCAAGTTGATGCACAAGGTTCAACGGCACAGTTGAGCGTTATTACCGAGCGCAGTGCATGGACGGCAGCTGATCTACAAACTGTTATCCGTACACTAAGTCACGATGGCACACCTGGTGCTAACATCGGTGCATACGGTAACGTGTTCCCAGCATTAGCAGCAGTAACAACCACAAGCGGTATCAAAATTGCTTAATTAATTTTTGCAATTAAAAAAAAGCAGCCTCAAGCTGCTTTTTTTGTGACCGCCATAAATATCTACAGCGAAAGCAAAATTTTAGGAGAAAAAAATGCCAATCGGAATTGATCGTAGCGCAGGCTACAACTATGCAGGTTTAACAGGCGTATTGAATGGTATCCAATATACCGAAGTAGGTCAGAGTGTTGTGTTTTACATTGTTGCTGCTGGTGTAAACCTTTCGGCTGAAGATGATGCAGCCAACGAAGCATTTGAAGCAATCATTCAAGTGTTCCCACCAGTACTAGCTTACTACGCACACCCAACATCAGGTGCTATCAGCTTGTGCTGCGATGGTGTTAATGCACCAGACGCAAGCGTATTACAAACAGCCATCCAAGCAATTGGTACTAGAAAAGGTTCGGTTAACCTAGGCAGTGCCACAGTTACCAATGGTACAAGTTTTGTAGTTGCTTAATTAATTGTACCGTAAAAGAAAGGCAGACCTGTTCTGCCTTTTTTTATGAACTAAATATCTTTATGAACTTTTATACAGGTATAACATTAGTTGATATAACTGCAACAGGAGTTATAAGATTTAGAAACGACAATGAGTTGAAACGTAATCAGCAACGCAACTGGGAAACTGTATTACAGTGCATTGGCATAAAAGCTCAGCCGTTGATCATCGAAGGTCCTTACAGCAGTACGTTTACTATAGATGAAACCACACACTTTCCGGATATCTATTTTGGCGAACAAAAAGTATGGTTTTTTTCATTTGCTGTAGAACACGAAGATGTATTTTTAGTTAACGACGATCCGGTGGCAGGACTAGATGAAATTTTTGCACAGGTACCAATTATTTGTGGCTTAAACGAAACAGCTAGGTTTATGTTGCCAATTTTTTATCCGTATGGCGCAATAAAAAACATATATTTTATAAAAGGTAGAATCAACTTAAATACTGTCTAAACACAGGCATATTTAAGGCACCTTTTTCATGGCACACAATCCAGGCAACACTACAGAACCCTCTATTTTATACGGAAGAAAAAGATGGCAGCAAGCGAAAGAGCAAGCCTTGAAGCGCACGTGGATTTATGCGCTGAAAGATACAAGGCATTGGAAGACAAACTAGACAAACTAGAGCAGCGTATGCACACGATGGAAGAACATATCGTTATTATACGCACGAAACTATCGGAGTCAACTGCAGAAGCTTCAAACAAGTCAAGTGGGCAGTTGATTACCATTGGCACAGCATTTGGCGTAGCAATATTGTCAGGATTTATTATGGTTGTAGTACAACTAATTTTAAAATAAAAATGAAGATAGTAGAACTTGTAAATAAAATAAGATTACCGATTACTAATGAAGAAGCTGATATATTAGGACAGTTTGATGGGGATAAAAAAATCGATCGCGAGGATTTATCTCCAAGACAAATTATTGTAGCAAACAATCTGGTTAACAAAGATGTTTTATTTAGAAAAAACGAAAATGGTAAAGTCTACTACAAACAAAAAAAATGAATTAATTAAAGCACAACAAGTATTTGCAACAGTAGGCACAAAATATATTAAAGAGTGGACAGAGCAGCAACTTAAAAAATATGTAAATGAGCCCGTGGTAATTCCGATTGGAGACCACGGGTTTTTAATTGGACCATATCGTGTACAACGTAAGGCAAGTAATTGTTGGACAGTTACACAAAAAGATGATAAAGTGCTACACAATTTTACGTCAAAAAGTAATGCAGTTTTATTTTGCTTGAAATCAATGACAAACTTCAACGCTGCTAACGAACTATTAGAATTGGATCGACAGTTAGGCAAACTAGATAGAGATATAGAATTTTACCAACACACAATCAAACATACAAAAAATGCGTTCAAAATTGAAACGGCATTAAATAGATGTACAGATGCTAGAATGCAGCGCCGATCAGTTTTGAACATTTTGAAAAAAACTTTAATTTCGGCTAAATACTTAAAATTTGGGAATATACCACTATGAGATTAACTGAAATGGGCGTCAAGCCTTCCGCTAAAAAAATCAACAAAGTTATGGAAAGCCGCTTTGGCGTTCAAATTGATTACAATAATTTAAGTTTTCCAAAAGCCTACGCTTTGGCTCGCGGCCTAACTGAAAATTTGAATAAAATTAAGCACAGTCACGGTGTTCACGTAGCTGAAAAGAATCCAAAGTATATGGAACTGTTAATGGTACGCGAAGGACTGCATCGCTGGATGGTTGAAAATAAACAACAACTTATCCTGGAAAGCGAAATGGGCAAGAGCCAAGCAATTCTGGCTGCTAAAGACATGGTTGACAGCATTCAGGACATGCTTGAAGAAGTAAGCAAAATGCAGAATGAGCAAATGCCTGCATTGCTTGACACAATTCGTGACCAAATTGGTATGGAACAAGCTGACGCATTTAAAGTATCTGTTGAACCATTGTTAGCCAACATGACACAACAATTGAGTGCTGCAAGATCAACGGCAGACGATGCAGCTCGTGCATTGGCCGGAGAACCTGTTGCCCAACCAA